TTGATTTTTGGAGATTTAACATGTCAACAGCATTTTCCCCAAGTGGTTCAGTAACTGTAACCACAGCGGCTAATTTCATCCCTGAGATTTGGAGTGATGAGATTGTCGCCGCCTACAAGAAGAACCTCGTGATGGCAAACTTGGTTATGAAGATGAACTTTAAGGGCAAGAAAGGTGACACTGTTCACATTCCTGCACCTACTCGTGGTTCTGCTTCTGCCAAAGCCGCTGAGACAGCAGTCACTTTGATTGCCGCCACCGAGTCTGAAGTCCAAGTATCGATTAACAAGCACTATGAATATAGCCGCTTGATTGAAGACATCGTGGAAGCTCAGGCTTTGAATTCTATGCGTCAGTTCTACACCTCCGATGCTGGTTACGCTCTGGCTCGTCAAGTCGATACAGACTTGATTCAGTTGGGTCGTTCAGCAAATGGTGGTACTGCTGGTTCTGCCGCATACGCCGCCGCCTACATTGGTGGTGATGGCACGACTGCTTATGTTGCCGCAAGCAACAATGAGTCAGCACTGACCGATGCCGCCATTCGCAGAACCATTCAGCGTTTGGATGACAATGACACCCCAATGGATCAGCGTTTCTTCCTGATTCCACCCTCTAGCCGTAACACCTTGATGGGTCTGGCTCGCTACACCGAACAAGCCTTTGTCGGTACTGGTGACGCTATCCGCACTGGTGAAATCGGTAATTTGTATGGTATCCCTGTGTTTGTGTCGAGCAACGCAGATACCACTTCAGGTTCTGGTGCGGCTCGTGTGTGTTTGATGGGTCATCGTGATTCGATGGTTCTGGTTGAACAAGTGGGCGTTCGTTCACAAGTTCAGTACAAGCAAGAATACTTGGCAACCTTGTTCACAAGTGACACTCTGTATGGCGTTGCCGCCTTGCGTAGTGCCGCTACTGTGGGTGCGGCTAAGTCTTCTGCTATGTTTGCTTTGGCTGTGCCAGCCTAATTGCAGTTGCCCCCCTGCCTTCGTGGTGGGGGGTCTTTTTTAACTTGATTAGGAGAAATCGAAATGGCAACCGCTTCAGCAGTTGTGACACGCCGTGGCAACGATAGTTTCCGTGGTTTGTTTTCTGACACTTGGTCTGTCAAATGTACATTGAACGCAGGTTCATTGAGTGACGGCGTGGGTGAAACAGACGATGTGACAGTTCCCGGTGTTGCCTTGGGCGACATGGTGATTGGTGCATCTTTGGGTGTAGATTTGGTGGGCTTGACTGTCACTGGCTATGTCAGTGCGGCAGATACTGTCAAATTCCGCATCCAAAACGAGTCAGGTTCCACTGTGGACTTGGCATCTTCTACTTTGCGTATCGTTGTGGTTCGCATGGTCTAAGGGGAAGGGGGACACAATCCCCCTTTTCTAGTTTGGAGGGTTTTATGGCTACTTTTCGCTGTCTTCAGTCTGGCAATCTTGTGACTTTTAACAATCAAGTAGATATTGATTCGATGAAAGGTCACCAAGGGTATGTCAGAGTAAATGAACCTGAAGAAGTAACCACAGAATCCTTTGATTCAGTACGCACAGATACCGCTTTTGCGCCTGTCATTCCCACTTTTAGAAAAATTGGTAGACCAAGGAAGGTGCAAAATGTCGGACATTGATGCCAGAGACTTTGGCAAATTAGAGGCTCAAGTCGAAGCCTTACAAAAGGAAGTCCATGCCTTGAGCACAGATGTCAAGTCTTTGCTTGAATTGGCAAACAAGGGCAAGGGTGGGTTTTGGATGGGCATGACCATAGCCTCTGCCGCTGGTGGCCTCCTGACCTTTATTGCTGATCGGGTGTGGAAATGAAAGAGGGACTGCTTTCAGGCGTGATTTGCCCTGTGGCAACCCAAGACATTTCTGTCAACCTCAAGAACAGAAATAGGGCATTCAAAGAGTTTGGCTATGGTGCGCCAAACCCTGATGAGCCAAATACAGCGTTTTGGCTGAGAAAAGCCAAGATGTACAACGCCCCTGTGGATACAGTGAAGACCATGCGTTGTGGCAACTGTGCCGCCTTTATCCAAACCCCCAAGATGATGGAGTGCATCAAATCAGGGCTAGAAAAGGGCAAAGATAATCCTAAAGAGTTAGATTACGATCAGCAATTCATTGATGCCGCTGATTTGGGATTTTGTGAGTTATTCCACTTCACTTGTGCCGCCGCAAGGACTTGTGATGCTTGGAAAGCTGGTGGTTCAATCAAGAAAGACTGAGGAGAAACTCTATGAAAAAGCCCACAATGGCACAAAAGAAGGTTGGCAAGGTCATGCACGAGTGGAAAGAAGGCACTCTGCACTCTGGCTCTAAAAAGGGCAAGACTGTGACTTCTAAGAAACAAGCGATTGCCATTGCCTTGTCAGAAGCTGGTATGTCCAAGCCTAAGAAGAAGATGAAATGAAGCAAGGACTTTACGCCAACATCCATGCCAAGCAAGCCCGGATCAAGGCTGGTTCTGGTGAAAAGATGAGGAAACCCGGCTCCAAGGTTGCTCCTACAGCCGAGGCTTTCCGTCAGGCGGCTAAGACAGCCAAGAAGCCTAAAAAGGGGAAGTAAATGAAGACTCCAACTTGGCAGACAAAAGCTGGTCAGAATCCAAAGGGCGGCTTGAATGCCAAGGGCAGAGCCTCCTACAACGCTGAGACAGGGGGGAACTTGAAACCCCCAGTGAAATCAGGCGATAATCCACGCAGAGCAAGTTTCTTGGCTCGGATGGGCAATATGCCCGGTGCTGAGTACAAGAATGGCGAACCGACACGACTGCTTCTTTCGCTCAAGGCATGGGGGGCTTCCTCCAAGGCTGATGCAAAGGCAAAAGCTAAAGCAATTTCCGCAAGGAATAAAGCGAAGGCAAGCAGATGACATACCTAGAACTCATCAACGATGTTTTGATTAGGCTCAGAGAACCGACTGTAGCCACCAACAATCAAACCACTTATTCCACCCTTATTGGCAAGTTTGTCAACGATGCAAAGCGTCAGATTGAAGATGCTTATGCGTGGAATGTGCTTGGCACAACCATCACCCTGACCACTTCTTCAGGCACATATTCCTATTCTTTGACAGGATCAGGACAGAAGTTTCAGGTTCTTGATGTGCTTAACACCACAAGCAACATCAGGATGAAGAACATTGATTTTGCTACCATGAATCGGTATCAGAACTTCTCTACACCTGTCAGTGCTATCCCTGCCTACTATGCCTTTGATGGCATTGATGGCAGTTACGACACCAAAGTTACCCTTTATCCACGCCCAGATGGTGTATATACCATCCCATTCAGCCTGACTGTGCCTCAAGCCACCTTGTCGGCTGACTCCACCATTGTGAAGGTTCCTGATACCTTAGTGGCTCAAAATGCCTATGCTCGTGCCTTGGTGGAGCGTGGTGAGGATGGCAGTTTGTCATCATCTGAAGCCTTTATGTTATACAAATCGATGCTCTCAGACTACATTGCTTTGGAAGGCACTCGCTACCCTGAAAATCAGGAGTTTGTGGCGATATGAGCAAACAACTGCAAATATCCAGTGTTTCAGCACCCGGATTCTTTGGGCTGAATACGCAAGACTCTCCTCTTGATCTTGCGTCTGGTTTTGCGTCCATTGCCACCAACTGCATCATTGACCAATATGGTCGTGTAGGCTCACGCAAGGGTTGGTCAAGGGTTAATTCTTCCAGTGGCAACCTTGGCGCAAACGACATTGGTGTGATCCACGAGTTAGTGCAGACAGATGGCACTTTGACTATCTTATTCGCTGGAAACAACAAGTTATTCAAGTTAGATGGCTCTAATGCCGTGGTTGAACTGAGTTATGGGGGTGGTGGTACTGCACCCACCATCACGGCAAGCAATTGGCATTGTGCTTCCTTGAATGGCATCACTTATTTCTTCCAATCGGGCTACAACCCACTGATTTATGACCCTGCGGTGTCTACCACCACCTATCGCAGAGTTTCTGAGAAAACAGGTTATGCAGGGACTGTTCCCAATGCAAGCATTGTTTTGTCCGCTTATGGTCGTTTGTGGGTTGCCACAACCACCTCTGACAATGTGACCATCACCTTTTCTGACTTGCTCTCAGGTCATGTATGGACAGGTGGCACTTCAGGCACTTTGGATGTGTCTAAGGTCTGGCCTAATGGCTCGGATCAGATCATGGGTTTAGGCGCACACAATGGATTCTTGTACATCTTTGGCAAGCGTCAAATCTTGATTTATCAAGGTGCTACCACGCCATCTACCATGAGTTTGTACGATGCTTTGGACAGCATTGGATGTTTGTCTAGGGATTCGATTGCCAACACAGGATCAGACATCATTTTCTTGTCAAACAGTGGTGTCAGGAGTTTGTTGCGTACCATCCAAGAGAAATCAGCACCTTTGCGTGATATTTCTAAGAATGTACGCAATGACTTGATGACTAATGTGGCAAGTGAGACTGCATCCAACATCAAGGGTGTTTACTCTGAATCCAATGGCTTTTACTTGTTGAATCTTCCAACATCCAAGATGACTTATGTGTTTGACACTAAGGCACAGTTACAGGATGGTTCTGCAAGGGTTACGACTTGGGATTCAATTGAGCCAACGGCTCTTTACTCAAGACGCAATGGTGATTTGCTGATTGGCAAGAATGGTTATGTGGGTAAATACAGTGGTTATTTAGATCACCAATCCACCTATCGGATGCAGTATTTCACCACTTATTCTGACCTTGGAAACATCAATGTCACATCCATTGTGAAGAAGATTTCAGTGGTGGTGATTGGTGGTTCTAACCAAGGATTTGTGATCAAGTGGGGATATGACTTCTCTGGTCAATACGATTCTTCAACACTGACCATTCCTGTCACGACTGTTGCTCAGTATGGAATTGCTGAGTATGGTGACAATGGTGTTCCTGTGGCTTACTACTCTGCTGGTATTCAGTTGAGTACTTTGGTTGCTCAATCGTCAAGTCAAGGGAAAGTGTTTCAAACAGGGTATGAGACTGAAATCAATGGAGCATCCATCAGCATTCAGAAGATTGAGATTCAGTTCAAAGATGGAAAACTGGTTTAAGGAATAGATATGTCAAATTACACCAAAACCACTAACTTTGCCGCTAAGGATTCCTTGGCATCAGGCAATGCCAACAAGGTTGTCAAGGGCAGTGAGATTGATACTGAATTCACAAACATTCAGACTGCCATTGCAACCAAGGCAGATGGTACTTTCACAAACTTCTCGTTTGTTGAGTCATCAAATGTCTTGTATATCTACAACTCAACCACACCAGTAGCCAAGATTGATTCAAGTGGTAATTTGACTGTCATTGGCAATGTGATTGCTAATGGAACCATGTAAGGAATATGAATATGGATAACAACGCACAGTTGGCAGAAGTCAAGCAGAGTCTTAAACAATCCGTCATGGATGGTGAGATTGATCCTAGCACCATGATTCGCTTGGGAGAAATGGCAAAGGCTGTTCTCAAAGACAAATCTGCATATCCTAAATTCATACAGGCCGTGGTGGAAAGTGGTTTGGCTGGAGAGGCAGACTTTTCAGGTGACATTGACTATCAGATTGTGGGTGTATTTGTTGCCACTGGAGAGATGATCAAGCAAATGATTGCATCAGGTGAACTGAGAGGATGATATGGGATTAAAGCAATTTGGAAATTGGCTAAAGAAAAACATTAAGCCTATTGCGGCTGTAGCCGCTGTTGCGTTTCCACCTTTAGCTCCTGCCATTGGAACTGCTCTTGGTGCATCTGCCGCATCAGCGGCGGTTGTCGGTGCGGCGGCTCTTGGTGCTGGTGCAAGTGCGATTGCAGGGGATAAACCAGCAGATATTGTCAAATCAGGGTTGACCGCTGGACTGTTGCAAGGTGCGGCTAATGTGCTTACAGGTGCAACAGCAACTCCAACAACTACTCCAACAACTACATCAACAACAGGTTTATTGTCTTCTGCTGGTGCAGTTAGTCCTTATGCTTCTCAGGCGGCTCAACAAGCGGCACAAGTTGCATCAGCAACTTCAGCAGTTGCACCGAGTGTGGGTGGCGCACTAAGTGGCTTATCAGGAGCAGACATTGCTGTAGGCATGAGCGGTGCAGGAGCGGCTCCCGGAGTAG